CGCTAGCGGTGCTATTGATGTTTCATTTGATTTTTCAGCGGAGATATAAAATGATTTTTACTAATTTAAAGTATGTTAAAGATCAAAGTGGAAATAACATATCAATAAAATTTACATGTAATGGACAAACTGAAATGTCTGTTGCAGTGGGTGCAGTAGGTAACATGCATTATGATGAAATAATAAAACAAGTAGATGCCGGAACTATTACAATAGCGGCGGCAGATTAGCAATGCTTAGAATATACATCTTAATATTTGTTATGGCAATCATTGGTGCTGTTGCGTATGGTGCTAAATACTATTATGACACTACACAAAATAAGATTGCGATCCTTACTGAGAACAATGCACAACTCGAAGTTGCTGTACAGACAGCATCGGCGAGTTTAGATGCAGCAATCGAAAATCAAGAAAAATTAGGAGCACTCAATAAATCTCTGCAAGTAGATTTACAAAAGGCTGAACAATACGGAGATAGTCTCCGTGATAAATTACAACAACTCAATCTAGTCAAAGATGCACTGACAGATGCAAAAGACTTAGAAGGTAGAATGAATGGTGCAACTGCTAAAATCTGGCGTGAAATTACTACCGATACCGGTGGCGATGGTGGCCGTCCTATTCCTAACTGGCTGCAGCAGTCTAAGGCTGCCAGCGGAAGTGAAGACGGTAACCAAGATCGAGAAAGTAACGATACCGACGGTAGCACGACCGAAGCCAGTACAACTGAATGATGTTCGAGTTTACGTAGTAAACGAAGAGATCTATGAAGAATTCGTAAAAGAGTTTACCGCGGAAAACGGTGAACTTGCTTTTGTTGCTTTATCAATGAAAGATTATGAGAACTTAGCTCTTAACATTGCAGAGCTTCGAAGATATATTAATCAACAAAAAAACATTATTGTATATTACGAAGATGCTGTAACAGATAAGGAGAAAGAAGAATGATGTCTTTTATTATAGATCAACTTATAACATGGTGGCAATTCACAGTAGTCGGTGTTCTTATTATTATCGGATTTATTATTAATCTTTTTGGTGTAGACAATGATAAAGAACTTATAGGATTCAAATATAATGTAATGCCAAAACTAAGACCGATTCCTATCCCCACAGCCGGCAAAGGTTTTTGGGGTGCAATATGGATGTGGTTACTTGGTACACGTCATTGGGAAGTAGCAGATGACTGGGCATTTGAGATTAATGGAGAAGGATTTATTATACCGCAAGGCTTTCAGTTCGATGGAGCATCGATACCAAAGTTCTTGCATACGTGGTTATCGCCAACAGGTGTTTTGTTAATGGGTGGTCTCGTACACGACTACGCATATAAATATGAAACTCTGTTGCGATCTGGTCAGAAAGAAACATTAGGAGTCATTGACCAGAAAAGAGCCGATGAAATATTTAGAGATATTAACATCGAGCAAAACGGTTTTCATTTCCTTAATAACCTTGCTTATTGGGCATTGCGTATTGGAGGATTCGCAGCATGGAATGGACACCGTAAACGTAACTGTAAAATCGAAGGACTCAATGAGTTCAACGAAAAGAAATTATTAGGAGAGTAGCATGAGAGAATGGATAAATAACAGGATAAGTGAAAGAACATCGTGGGACGGCGCAGCACTTGTTGCTGTAGGTGTTGTAATTTTATTTGCCGGACCTTTCGCAAAAATGGCAGCATACGCAGCAATTGCTTATGGTGCATGGACAATTTGGAAATCGGAGTAAAAAATAAAAATGATTGACACTAGAGATGATATGTTAGCTGCAGTAGAAGAATATGCTAAAGGTAACATTGCGGTTCATAAAATGAATGTTGAAGTATACCTTGCTAATCCAGCTGGTATCGGTGAACACTCGGATATTACAGAAGCTGTAGTAGCTGAGATGGAAAAAATTGCTCGTTGGCAAGATGTGATTGATACGATCAACGAACATTTTTCTGATTAAAAGAAAAAAAAATTAACAAAACGCAGTTTTAAGGCCATTTTAGGGGTTTACAAAAACTGCGTTTTGATATATAATACTACCAATAAAACAATTCAGCTATATGTTAGGACAGAGAATGCAAACTCCGTTTGTGGACACTAGAGAATTTTTATCGCAAACTAAATTTTACGAAGGATACTCTCGGTTCAAAGAAACCGGTAATGGTGGTTATGAGTCATGGGATGAATCGGTAGATCGAGTCATTAACATGCACCAAGAAAATTATGATGAGGCTGCCGGTAAATTGCAGTCATATTTAGAAGAGGCTCGCACTGCGTATAAAGAGCAGCGAGTACTAGGAGCACAAAGAGCTTTACAGTTTGGTGGTGAACAACTACTAAAACACCAAATGCGCATGTACAATTGCACATCATCTTATGCAGATCGTGCAGAGTTCTTTGGAGAATTCTTTTATATTTTACTATGTGGTGCAGGCGCAGGATTTTCTGTGCAGCAACATCACGTAGCTAAATTTCCAAATATTCAAAGCAGAACTAAACAGGCCAAAGGTTATATTGTAGAAGACTCTATTGAAGGCTGGGCTTCAGCTCTCGACGTGTTGATGTCTTCTTATTTTGTAGGTGGTGGTAAGTTTCCGGAGTACGAAGGCCGCAGAGTATTTTTTGATCTAACTCATATTAGACCAAAAGGATCAAAAATATCTGGTGGATTCAAAGCACCGGGACCAGAAGGTTTACGTAAAGCACTCGATAAAATCGAGTTGTTACTACAAGGTCTGGTTATCGATTCAAAAGAACCAGTTAAACTAAAACCAATCACAGTATATGACATCTGTATGCATGCCGCTGATGCAGTATTATCTGGTGGTGTTCGTCGTTCGGCTACTATTTGTTTGTTCTCACCAGAAGATGATGAGATGATGAATGCAAAAACCGGCAACTGGTTTATGGACAATGCACAACGTGGCAGATCCAACAACTCAGCAGTGATTGTACGTGATGAGGCAACACCAGAAATGTTTGCTAAGATTATGGAATCAGTCAAATCATTTGGTGAGCCAGGATTCTACTTTACTACGTCAAAGGAACATACAACAAATCCTTGTGTTGAGATCGGAATGTATCCACAGTACGAAGGAGAATCTGGTTGGCAAGGTTGTAACCTTACAGAAATCAATGGTGGCATGTGTAAAACACCAGAAGATTTTTATTTGGCTTGTCGAGCTGGTGCTATCCTTGGTACACTGCAAGCCGGTTACACAGACTTCAAATTTCTTTCTCCAGTATCTAAGAAAATCTTTGACCGTGAAGCATTGCTCGGTGTATCGATTACTGGTTGGATGAATAATCCGGACGTACTCTTCGATGCAAAGGTTCTTGAAAAGGGAGCTAAAATTGTTAAGAAAATTAATAGAGAGGTCGCTGCTATCATTGGCATTAATCCTGCTGCTCGGACTACATGCGTTAAGCCAAGCGGTAACGCAAGCGTCCTCCTACAAACAGCAAGCGGAATCCACGCAGAACATTCCCCGATGTACATCCGAAACATCCAAATGAATAAAGAGTCTGAAATTACTCAGGCTATCATCAAGTCAAATCCTTATATGGTTGAAGAATCTGTATGGTCTGCCAATGGTACGGATGTAGTTATTTCGTATCCTATTGTACCACATAAAGGATCAATGTATAAGGATGAACTCTATGGTGTCAAGCATTTGGAATTGGTTGCAAAGGCACAAAAGCACTGGGTCGTTGCTGGTACAAATGAGGAACTTTGCGCTGATGAAGGTATTCGTCATAATGTCTCTAATACTATTATTGTTGATGATTGGGACGAAGTAGAGAAATACGTATTTGAGAATCGTTATTCTTTCTCCGGTATTTCATTCCTTGGTATGTCTGGTGACAAGGACTACAACCAAGCACCGAACACCGCGGTGATTGATGAGAAGCAAATGGTAAAACTATACGGTGCGGCTGCAATCTTTGCATCTGGTCTTGTAGTTGACGCTATGAAAGTATTCCCGAACCTATGGGATGCATGCTCAACAGCACAAGGTATGGGTATGGATATTAGTCTTGAATCTTCTGAAAATTCTGCAAGACAGGATTGGGTTCGGCGATTTGAAAATTTTGCAAATAACTATTTGAAAGGTGATATTAAGAAGACTGAATATTGTTTGAAAGATGCTTATCTCATGCATAAATGGAATAAGATCCAACAGTATCTGGTAATGCCAAATTGGAATGAAGATTTAACAGAACAAGTATTTACCGATGTAGATACTATGGGTGCTGCCGCATGCGCCGGCGGAGCCTGTGAAATTGACTTCTAGTCCATGCATTCAAATCTGTACAATTGTAGATGACTACTGTATCGGTTGTGATAGACACAAGGATGAAATAACCGAGTGGCTTACCGCAACCGATGAAAGAAAAATAGAAATCCTAGAAAGGATTGAACGTGATCGAACATAAAATTGAATGTGAAGAATGCGAAAATACATCCTTTGTAGGAAGCTTTGAAGAACCAATGTATTGTCCTATTTGTGGTAGAAGAGCAGTAATTCAAATAGTAAAAGAAGATGATGACTATTGGGATGATGAATAAATACATGTATGTGGTACTACGATAATGAACAATTTGACGAAACTCCTGAAGCCTACCAAGGATTTGTCTACCTCATCACAGAACTGGATACAGATAAGAAATATATCGGTAAAAAGAACTTCTGGAGGCCTAAGACATTACCAAAGAATTCAAAAAGAACTAGGCGAATCAAAACAAGAGTTGAGTCTGACTGGCGATCATATTATGGATCAAATAAGGAAGTTCAAATTCTCGTTGAACGAAAAGGGTCAAGTAATTACAAAAGAGAAATCTTGATATTATGTAAGACAAAAGGTGAAATGTCTTATTACGAAGCAAAACTGCAATTCAAACATGATGTGTTATTACGTGATGATTACTATAACGAGTTTATTGGATGTAAGATTCACTCAAAACATATAAAGAAGCAGGAACCAAAATAATGTACGAATACAGATGCGAGATAGTAAAGATTATTGATGGCGATACGGTTGATGTCGACATTGATTTAGGATTTGGTGTTTGGATGCGTAATGAACGTATACGTCTATATGGTATCGATACACCAGAATCGAGAACACGAGATCTCGAAGAAAAGAAGTATGGACTTGCTGCAAAGGAATTTTTAACCAAATGGTTGGAAGCAGGTAATATTACATTAAAGACACAAAAAGATGCCGAAGGTAAGTTCGGTCGTATACTCGGTGAATTGTGGTATAACGATGTCAACATTAATCAGAAAATGGTTTCTGAACACCATGCGGTTGCATACCACGGTCAATCGAAAGATGAAATAGTAAGTGAACACTTACATAATAGGACTATGCTAAAATTAGATGAATAGCATTTAATGGTTTACATTCTTTGAAATCTATGGTATAATATATCTACGATTGAAAAGGAGCTATGTTATGATTATAATCGACTTCAGTGGTATCGCCGTTGCTAATATCATTGTACAAAAAATGAATGATGAGTCTATGATCCGTCATATGATTCTTAATTCAATTCGTATGTATCGTAAGAAATTCAAAGACGAATACGGTACAGATATTGTTCTAGCTTGCGATGCTGGTAATAACTGGCGTAGACAATACTATCCTCAATACAAAGCCAACCGCAAGAAAAGTCGCGATGAATCAACTTTTGATTGGAATAAGGCATGGTCTATTCTAACTCAAGTCCGCGAAGAAATCAAAGAAAACTTTCCTTACAAACTAATCCATGAAGATGGTTGTGAGGCCGATGACATTATCGGTACATTGGTAGAACATACACAGCAATTCGGTCAATACCAAAAGGTAATGATCGTATCTGCAGATGGTGACTTTAAGCAATTACAAAAGTATGATAATGTTTCTCAGTTTTCACCATTGACTAAAAAGTATGTAGAAGAAACTCATCCTCGTCAAAATCTAAAACTTAAGATTCTACAAGGCGATGCCGGTGATGGTATACCTAACGTGTTATCACATGACGATACCTTTGTTAATGGTGAAAGACAAACACCACTATCAAAGAAAAAGAAACTAGCAATCTTAGAAGATCTATCCGAAGGCGAGCTTCTATATGCAGCCAGCTGGTATCGTAATTACCAACGCAATGAAAAGCTAATTGATCTTACACAAACACCGCAAAATCTTAAACACAATATTATAAATGAGTATGAGCATCAAGAACCTAGTAATAACACAGCTCGTGTACTCCCGTATCTTATAAATAAAAATTGTAAGATGTTGATTGAATCAGTAGAGGAATTTATTAAATGATGGACATATTCGAAATATTAGAAAAAGCCGGTAAACAACGGCATAAGAAAGATAAAGTTCGTATCTTAAAAGAAAATGAAACTTGGGCATTAAAAGATGTTTTAAGAGGATCAATGGATTCTAATATTAAATGGAAGCTACCAGATGGTGAACCACCATATACTGCTTCTGAAGCACACAATCATCCAGCCAGCTTACATCGCGAACATAAACAGTTCGTATACTTTGTCCAAGGGCAAAAGCTATGTGAATCGTTACCAGCATATAAAAGAGAAAAGATATTCTTAGGAATACTCGAAGGAGTACATCCTCAGGATGCACTGGTAATTGTTGATATGATTAATAAGAAAACCCCAACCGGCCTTTCTCGGCCAATCGTAGAGGAGGCATTTCCAGGTCTGCTCACGGATTAACTTCAACAAATAGGAACTCAATGAACCTAGAACTCAAACCGTTAAGACAAAAAAAACTGTACCACCAAATGAAAAAACAACTATTGCGTCATGATAAGAGAGTGATGTTGTATCTAAGAAATCAGAATTGGTTAAAAATAAGAAAACAAAAGGACAGACGAAGACGAAGAGTGCTAATGAGATTATGGAGAATGAATCAATTGAAATTACTAAAAACGGGAAGATTACCTCTGCCTACACCAGCGCAGTAATTTCTTCTTAAAATAAAAAATAATGGTGTACTTATTATGATAGAAGGTGTATAATTATATAATGAATATTTTTATTTTACATGAAGACCCGGTTATCGCTGCGCAAATGCAGTGTGATAAGCATATTCCAAAAATGGTAGTGGAATCTGCTCAAATGTTGTCGACTGCCCATCGTGTTCTCGATGGTAAGCTAACTAAACGCCCCTCAAAATCTGGCAAGACTATGGTAAAGTATTGGGATCTTTACGAAGGTGCCGACGACCTCGAAGCAGAACTAACTTACTATGCTGCAGTTCATGTCGGTCATCCATGTACTCAATGGACGATGGAAAGCGAGGCTAACTATCGCTGGCACTATGAACACTTTATTGGTCTATGCGACGAGTATACATACCGGTATGAAAAACTACATAAGACAGCACGAGTTCTAGGTGGTCCATTGTATTCTGCACCACGTAATATACCAAAAGGTCCAATGACTCCTTTCAGACTAGCAATGGGTTCCAATCCAGAATGCTTTTTCTACCATGAACCGGTAAGATCTTATCGAGCATTCTACAAAACAAAACAAGCACGATTCAAAATGGTATGGACAAAACGTGAAATGCCTGAATGGTTTATGGAGAAATGTGATGGATAAAGTTTTCATATTAGTTATATCAATGTGGGGTAGTGATGGTGTTGACGATCATTACATTGGCCAACTTGCTCTACAACAACCTATGACAAAAGAGCAATGTGAATATATGATACACGATAAAATGTGGGAATCTTCTTACGAAAATGAGTACTATCATATGAAAGGCCATTGTTTCCCAAAAGAGTGTTCAGGTCAGGAGGAATGTAATGGACAATTTGGATAGACTAGATCAAATAGATATTATTGAAAATGAAATTGCGTATGCTGAATCATGTTTGCAACCACAAGATACGGGACATATAAGTACTGCTATTGGATGGATGCAAAGGCGTGTTAACGCTATAAAGAAAGAAATTCGAGAAGATGCCAGTCTACACATTAAGAGATATTAAGACTCGACAAGAACACGATGTAACATGTACTTATGACGAATTGCAGCAGATCTTGGATGCACAACCTGATTTAATCAAGGTTTTGTCAACTCCAAATTTTGTTGGCAATACTCAAACACATGCTAATTCAAAAACCAGCGATGGCTGGAAGGATCTTTTAGGTAGAATTAAAAAAGGTTCTGGAAAGAATAACACTATAAAAACGTAATGGAATTCAAACATGAAACAATTGATCTTGGCTATGGTGACTTGGTTGCAGATACACAGCCAACAGGCCGTACTTACATTACTCCTGACGGTGTTCGTTATCCTAGCATTACTACAGTCCTAGGAATACTATCTGAAGCTGGTATTGCAGCGTGGCGTAAAAGGGTAGGTGAAGATGAAGCAAACCGCGTAGGCGGGCGAGCATCCGCCCGTGGAACTCTAGTCCACTCTATAGTGGAGAAATACTTACTCAATGAAAATACTAAAGAATATTTGCCACACATTAGACAAAGCCTCGAAAACCTACGTCCAATTCTGGATAGCCGGATCGGAACGATCTACGGCCTCGAGGTACCTCTTTATAGTTCTTACCTCGGTGTTGCTGGCCGATGCGATTGTGTCGCTGAGTTTGACGGTGTTCCATCCATAGTAGATTTTAAGACATCACGTAAACCGAAGAAAAAAGAATGGATCTCGAATTACTTTGCACAGATGGCTGGTTATGCAGTGATGTGGGAAGAACGTACAGGCATGCCAATAACCAACACAGTAATTATTATGGATGTAGATGATAATGAACCTCTGGTATTCAAAGAACATAGAGACAACCACATACAACTCCTCATTGATACAAAGAAAGAATACGATACTCGTAAATTATTTTCACATTAAGTGCATTTTATGGTGTACATTTAAGAAAAACTGTGGTATAATAGATCTATAATAAAAAAAGAGGAGAATTTTATTATGGAATATCGTTATAAAGTACTAGAATCAGTATTAGCCAATATTGCAAAGGATTCATCAGTCGAAAATATCTTTGATGAAGTTTCTCGACTAACAAGCGATGAGCGTAGACATTTGAAAAATCTACTTGTAGTAGTAGAAGATGCCTGCCATTGTGTAGCAATTGATATGGGAGAAGCAGCATGACAGTATATCTAGACATGGATGGAGTCATTGCGGACTTCTTTAGTGGCCTTGAATTGAAATACGGTGTTGACCACTGGAAGTCAATACAAGATCGTGAAATCAAGTTCAAGGAACTTGCTAACACTAACTTCTTTCACACAATTCCAATTTTCAGAGAAGATCGTGGACCAAGGCGAGCAGGAGCTAGTATCTCTTGCGAAATCGTAAGGTTTACAAATGAAATATCTGGAGGTGACTGGGGTATATGTACTTCTCCACTACGTGGCGATACAATGAACTCAGGTTACTGGAAGAGACGTTGGCTCGAAGATAAAAATTATATGCCACCACTTACAGAAAATCTTATCATCACATCTAATAAACATAAGTATGCTTGGAATGCACTAACACGCAAGCCAAACATCTTGGTAGATGATAAGCCTGAAAATATCAAGCGTTGGACAGAAGCTGGAGGAATTGGTATTCGCTTCCAGACTAATGAAGATGACTTAGAAGAATACCTCTTTGTAGAACTGGAGAAGGCGATTGAACGTTCAAGAAATACTTAATTGTAGAACTGAATTTGAAAATATAACTGAGTGCTATAATATGAATGGGCATATTGGTAGTAGTATAAATAGCCTAAAGTGGTTTGTTGAGAATGGACATAAGTCTAACTCACTTCGTAATGGATTTAATGATGCAATGGAAATCGCTGAGAAAATCCTTACGGAGGTTAGCACATGGCAAAATCAAAAACACTTGAATCAGGGTCTATCTTTGAAAAGCTAGATACTGATGGCGATGGTATTATTACAGATGAAGAAATGGCAAGAGCGAAAGAGATAGCAGAGTTTGAACATAAACGAACTATGCAACAGAATGAAGATGCAAAAGAAGATCAAATTAGACGTATGGCATGGTTTGCTTTATGGGGTATGCTTCTATATCCTGTTGGCATTTTTTGCGCAGATATGGTGGGGTATGAAACAACAGGACAATTACTTGCAGACATTGCTCCTACCTACTTTGTCGCAATCTCAGCTCTAGTTGGTGCTTTCTTTGGTGCACAAGCATACCAGAAGACAAAGAAGAATGGCACTAGTTAATGTATCAGGCCTTAGTTTGGGCTTGCTTAGTATGGAATACAGAAAGTTGTAAAATCCTTGAAGACCAAAGAGGTCCGTATAAATCGTATGAAAGATGTGAAGTGAGAGCACTCGAAATGTCAGAAGATGTACATATACATATGATAGGATACAAAGCAACTAGGTGGAAATGTAGACCCCTACCGAAAGGAAGACTTACAGCTCCACTTTTTTGAGGTGATAATGAGGAATTTGATATTTCAATATTATATCCCATATGAATCTTTTGATGCAGATATGGGTGGAAAAGAAATGCCTGAATGGGCAAAGGCCGGTCAAAGATCTGCAAAAGCATATGCAGATAATTGTGGTGCAGATTACATGTTCACCACTGACCGGTTTTTCCCGCATCTGGATCCTCGTTTAGATTCCATCCGTTTATTCTATGATCCACAATTTGAACAATATGACCACGTACTCTGTTTAGATCTAGACATGCTCATAGCAAGTAAAGACAACGTATTCGAACGTGACATTGCAGATGTAGCAATGGTGCATGAATATGGTGTGCATACGGGCGGACCAGCAGCATGGTTGCGCAATGTCATGGATAAACCTCTACAAGAAAGAGGAATCATTGCATACGGCAAACACCTATTCGGAAAGGACTGGATGTTTCCGAAATCAACTCGTTATCCAGAAGAAAGGTTCCGTTATCTCAATGGAGGCTTTCAATTATGGAGTAAAGAAGGTAGAGCAAAAGCAAGAGAGCACTTTACTTCCATTGATAACTACGTCCTACACACAAGATATACAGAACAGATGTATGTCAATCTCCAATTATCACAACCAATTCCACGTGGAATTAACCAGCCAATTTTTAATGTAACCGAGTTTAGTACAACTTGGAATCGCATGCCTTATCAATGGCGTGGTAAACCTGATGGAAAATTAAATCACTTCTTGGCTCGTACTAAATTTGAAATGCCAAGACTAGAACATACGGAGTTAAGTATATGGCAAGGTACTTAGAGATAGCTGCAGAGAAACCACGCGGTCTGAACTGGACAGTTATGAACTTAGCAACACATAGTGGAGTTGCGAAAGGTGATGCTACTAACCTACCATTACCTTACGGTGATAAAGAATTCAATGGTGTATATTCAGAACACTTTATCGAACACATGTACAAGTACCAAGGCATAAACTTTTTTAAGGAAGTAAAAAGGATATTGCAGCCAGGTGGTGTCATAAGAACTGTATGGCCTCCGTATGAATTTGTAGAAAGATTAGTAAGTGATGAAAAACTAGATGAACACGAAACTAACTTTGTAGATCATTACTATAATTTTTATATCGTAAGAGAAAAATTCTCACCACCAGGGAATGGACATAGAAGTAAAAGAGAGCAGTGTGCATTAGGTTTACTACATCAGAAAGGACAGCATTTGCATATATGGAGCAAAGCTGAAATGATAGATACACTCAAGTCATTAGGATTTAGTGACGTAAAAGAACATAAGTATATGGAAAGTCGCACGGCAGATTTTGCTAATATCGATACACCCGGAAGAATAAGAGCTCTACATTCTGCAGTAGTGGAAGCAACTAAATGGTAACAATAATTGTTGATTGTACTCAATCTCATTACAAATTTCCAGAGTACTGGACACCTCTGAGGTTGAAACATGCTAAGATGGAATTTATTTTTAATGAGCATTCACATATGCATGCGATAGAAAAAGCTGTCAACAAACATATTTTTATTACTACAACAAATCTTGTACCTACATATGAAACAATGATAATGCTTGAAAAATTACGTGACAATACAATACTAGTGCCGAAAGTTTTCATAGGTCTGTCTACTAAGAACAACGCAGTAAGTTGTGAAAAAAATAAATGTCTGGAAATGAATGACTTCAATATGAACTCTTACATAGATAAGTACAATCCAGAAATAATTGAGAAAGGAACAATGTACAGTGTCTAGGCCTAATATTATTTTACAGCATTTTGATGGCGATTTACGAGAACTAGATCATTTATCAATTGAAAACATGAAACAGTACGCTAAATTTGTAGGTGCAGAGTATGCTCTTGTAAGAGGTAGGCCTTTCAGAAAACATCTAACTGGTGCATGTCAAAAAGTGTTTATGTTATCAGAACACTATGATGATTACGATCAAGTACTCATGGTTGATATTGATATGTTTGCTCCAAAGGGTATGTTTACAAATGTATTCAAAGTTCCGGGTATTGGTCTATACGCCAGTACTCAACAAATGTTACACCGAAAAATAGCTAACACCGCCGGCGGTAGTATGCTCTATCCCTATTGGGGTGGAGCGATATATAAAATGGACTTACCAACTCGAAAGATTTTAAGAGAACATCTAGGTGGTGATGAGTCGTGGATGGAACAATTTAACGAGGCGTATAAGTTTGAAGATGAAGGCATTATGCATATCCTTGCAAAGAGAGCACACTTCCAACCAGAAGAACCTTATATGCATCAGCGGTGGTGCCAATGTTCTTTCTTACCTAATCCCGAAAAAGCAGGATTTATTCATGTGAGAACAAAGATTACGCCGCAAGGACCAAAGCGAGAAAAGATTGAAAATTATTATGAGCTTAAGTTAAAAGGTATAATATGAGTATACTAGTTGTTGGAGCAGGTTTTGCTGGTGCTGTAGTTGCGCATGAATTAGCCAATGCTGGTTATAAAGTTCATGTGATTGAAAAGCGCGACCATATTGCCGGTAATGCTTACGACTATACTAATTCCTTGGGTATACGTGTACATAAGTATGGTCCACACATCTTTCATACTAACAACAAAAAAGCATATGACTGGATTACACAATTTGGAGAATGGGTAGAATACCATCATAAAGTAAAAGCTCTTTTATCTGATGGCAAATATGTAACACTACCCGTTAATCGAGAAACTAAAGATATTGTTGGTGAAGAAAATATTATTGACACATTCTTTAGACCATACACTCGAAAAATGTGGGCTATGGAGTTAGAAGAACTTGATCCAAATATTGTTAACAGAGTCGCAACTCGCGATGATGATAATGATTACTACTTTCCAAATGACAAATACGGGGTCATGCCTAAACACGGTTATACAAAAGTAATTGAAGAAATACTTGATCATGAAAACATAACAGTTGAATTAAATAAACCTTTCAAAAAATATATGGAAGGCTGGTATGAGCATGTATTTAATTCAATGGCAATTGATGAGTATTATGATTATGAGTTTGGTGAGCTGCCATATCGTTCACTAAAATTTCATGATGTAAACTTACCTATGCCAAAATTATTACCGGTACCAACAGTTAATTTTACTCATCAAGAAAAATATACTCGTATTACCGAGTGGAAAAATTATCCATGTCATGGCCACAATGACGGATGGACAACTTTGACATATGAAGAACCATGCAACTATAGCGACAACGATTATCAAAGGTATTATCCAGTAAAAGATATTGACGGCGTTAACCAGAGAATATATAAAAGCTATAAGGCTAAATTAAATAAGGACATGACATTTATAGGAAGATGTGGCATGTATGTTTATATTGATATGCACCAGGCTATTAGTTCTTCTCTTGCTACAACTGAAAGATTTATTAAGGAAAAATCATAATGAAAAATATAATTTACCAGTACTGGAAAGGCGATCTAAAGCCGGGTGTAAAATATAGCTGTAAGCTTATGAAAGAATATGCCAAGCGTATTGGTGCAGAGTATAGATTTGATTTGAATAAAACGATTGCCGGTAAGGTAGTCAATGTTCCTATCTACTATGAACCGGCTAATCCACTTATATGCGATGAGTTTGATGAGTATGACAACGTTATGCTTTGTGATGTTGATATATTTCCAACCGAAGGATTGTCAGATAACATTTTTGATTTATTAGATGGAGAAGATGCTGGAATCTGTACAGAACCGAAGCAACCATATTTCAGAACTATATACGCATCGGGTGGTATTACCAGCGATATTGATAAACGCTGGGTAGAGGTATGCAAAAAGAATTGGGGTGTCGAATATTCTTTCGATAAACTCGATAGACCCGAAGTATTCAACACAGGTGTTGTAGTTATTTCAAAAGCTGGTCTGAAAAAGATTAAAACTGAGTGGCCTACATTCCAGCAGTACGTAAATCAAATGCGTGAATTTCCTAATTTCTATCGATACTTTCAGGACTATTTCTCAGCCTTTATACATCTACCAACGTTTAACTTTAAGCGATTACCTAATGAATGGAATTGCTATATGCATAAAGTAGGTTCACATCCAAACGCAAAGATTGGGGACAATAGGCCTGATAATGCTAAGTTGGTTCATATCATGTTCCGCACTGCCGATGATTGGTCAACTGACGTTCTTTGGAGAATCACCAATAAACCAATAGCCGAGTGGAATTTGCATCTACACAAGGAGTGGCCAAATGATCCACCAAAACAAGACAATAGCCTAGTAAGCCAATTGAGGAATATATCTAATGTTAACAGCTAAAATAGATCACGTAAAATCAGTTGAAGAGTTTTATCAAGAGATACGTTGGCAACAAGAAGAAGCACATGGTCTTCATTACTGTGCAATGCACGATGCTATTCAGAAGTTTATGAAAGACTGTAGGTCATATAAAGAACTAGGTACTCATCAAGGTGCGAGTGCAGCTGCGGCAATGTTGTCAGATAATAAACCAAAGTATATGGAACTTATCGATATTGATCATGTTAAATATCGTAAGACTCTCAAAGCACTAGCAGAACCATACTGTAAAGAACATGGTATTGAACTCGTAGTAAGAGAGGCAGATTCCGGTGGTCTAGGTTCTATGTCAAGTAAAGCAGTGGACATGCTTGTAATTGATTCAATTCATAAGAGACCACACATGGAAAAAGAATTACAGATTCACGGGCAGATGGTTACAAAATACATCGTTGCTCATGATACGAGTAGAGCACAGTCAAGTAACTTGGTTGAACTCTACGAATGCCTAGTAAATTTTTGTATAGACAATCCGTCGTGGAAAGTCGAAGAACGAGGTGTAGAAAACGTTGGTTACACCGTATTGAAAAGGACTTAATAATGGAAGCATTACTTATTATCGGAGCACTAGCTGCCGGATCACATTATCTTAATCAACCAGATGAAATTCATAGTACACAAAGTACGCAAAATATTTCAAAGTTTCATAGAGACGTAGAACATGCTAACATGCTGGCAAATGTTGACTGGTCAAAACCCGGCAACTTTGTAGTAGGCGATTCACCTGAAACTGGTGTACAGTGGGTGATTGTGACAGACTAATGGAAGCTTATGCTATTGTCATAGAAGGTCATGAAGTATCTGAACAAGGATATACTAATCTTGAAGCGTCTTCAAAGAAAGTAAAAAATTCTTTTCAGATTAAAAAGTTCAATGCTATTGTGTCAAAAATGGCAAGGACTGTCATGTCCGGTAATGGCATTAGATGGAAGTATCCTTGGGAAGGACAAGAAACAGACATTAAAACTGGTCTAATTAAAACTGCGTACCCTACTGCTAATCGTAATACAAGAATTGCATGTGCTCTGAGTCACTGGTTGTTGTGGCATAAATGTTTAAGTAGTGATGAACCATTGCTTATTCTCGAGCATGACGCTTTGTTTATCAAAAAGCTTGATCACGATAAGATCATAGACAGTAAGTATGACATCATAGGAATCAATAGTCCTGCGGCCGCTACTCGTAAAGCTCATGAATTCCATGACAAAGTACAAGCTACACATGCTCTGATACAACCTGTACCTACAATTGATGAGTTCAATGTACCTCAAGGTTTAGCCGGAAACAGCGCATATATAATCAAGCCAGCCGGAGCTAAGGCTGTACTTGATGCTGTAAAGGAACACGGACTCTGGCCAAATGATGCGATAATGTGTAAACAGATTATCCCAAACCTCGGTGTGACTAAGACTTATTATACTCGAGTTCAAGGTCTGCCATCAACAACGGTGACATAATGAAAGCATTTGTAATAACAATTCAAGATAACGAAAGATCAGTGAAGGCTGCTAAAAGATGCATTGCATCCGGAGCAAAATATGGTCTCGAAATAAAACAATTCGATGCCTTTACTCCAAAAGACAATCCTGAAAAATTCTTAAAGTCTCGTGGTATCAATCCAAATAGGTTTAATGAAGTATATTCTAGAGCAGAAAATTGCATGTCTGCTTTCATTTCTCACTATTCGTGTTGGGAAATATCCAGAGACATGAACGAAAGAGTTGTAATATTTGAACATGATGCTTTAGTGACAGGTCAAGTTCCGGTTGATGTCGAATTTGATAAAGTCATGACATTCTCTAAACCTTCCTATGGAAAGTACAAAACACCACTTAAACTCGGTGTTGATGGACTAATCCAAAAACCATACTTTGGTGGTGCACATGGTTATATCGTTAATCCAGATGGTGCAAAGGAATTAGTCGAAAAAGCAGTATCACATGCAGGTCCTACGGATCTATATCTCAATAAAGAAAATTTCCCTTGGTTACAAGAATACTATCCATGGGTCTGCATGGCTGCCGATTCTTTTTCTACAATACAGAATAAAACAGGTTGTTTAGCAAAACACAACTATAAAATTGGATATAAGATAATCAATGCCTAAGATGCCAGATAATTTATTCCTAACGGGATGTGATGAAAAAACCGAGTGGCAGTTGCCTTGGTTTTTAGAAAACTATTTTAAGCATAACAACACACCGATTGCTATTGGTAATTTTGGTATGTCCGATGAAATGATACATTGGGTTGAAACAAAAAGTCATGCTTTTTGCCTGATGCATCATGATCAACAAGGACAATTTGAAAAAGGATGGTTCTTAAAGCCGGCTGCAATGCTGAAAGCACCGGGTAAAAAGGTCGTATGGCTTGATACTGACTGTCAAGTACTAGCAAATCTAGAACATATCTTTAGAATATTAGAACCAAACAAGCTTAATATGGTTATGGATAGGCCTTGGTTAAAACGCAGACAAGAGGAATGGTTCAATTCAGGTGTTGTGGGAATAGTTAATAAACCAGAAATCCTATATAAGTGGGCATCACAAGTTGAAGCTACACCTAAAGTTGGAGATCAAGAAGTTTTACACTCCATGCTTGATCCTCTTAACAGGCAAATATATATTAATGAACTACCAAATAAATGGAATTGGCTCAGGTTACAGATAGAGCATGATAACGAAGATTCTAGTGATAAGAAAATTATGCATTGGACCGGAGCTAAAGGTAATGACAGAATTAAAGGGCTAATGAAGATTAAGGAGGCTATTCGTGCCTAGAACAGTACATATTATTGGCAATGGTGATTCTTCTGTATTGTATCACGAAGAAAAAAGAAAAGGTTTGAAGCTTACGTGTAACTTAGCACCATTTGAAATACCAGATTCATATGCTGCATGCATAGTCGATTTTAAGATGATGCATACTATTAATACTGGTATCGTTGATGTACCGGGTGATTGGATTCTTGGTGCTCGACCTAAGATGTATATGGATAAACATCCAAACTTTTACACCAAGAGAGCACGACAAATCAAACAATTCTATACGAAACTACCTAAGTATGCTGCAAACTATACGGACTTTAATTGTGGTCACATGGCAACATACTTTGCATTAGAACACTTAAAAGCAGAGGTAGTACATATGTACGGATTCGATTCTATTTTTGATTTTAATTTAAGATCAAGCACTGACATGTATATTAATTCTGATAGAGGTAGCATGAACAATAACCGGTTAACCAATAACTGGCGTCCTCTTTTTAATAATATGTTCAAAGATTTTAATGAGACTAAAATAAATCTACACCACTTCCATAGCGCACTTAAATTTGAAGTACCAGAGAATGTTGAGGTTCATAGTTACAAAATGCGTGGTGAAATTGTTGATGCCGGTAAACAAAGCGGTTCAATAAAAACTATAGATTTGAGAGATTAGTGGTGTACATTCCTCTTTAGTTGTGGTATAATAGATCTACAATGGAGGAGCAAATGATTTTTGTAGATGGCGGTAGCCGAAAGCAAAGGGAACTAACATATGATATAGCATCATTTGCATGGATGAAACTTATGCCACGTATACGTAAGTGTACAGTTAATTTTAAGTTGAAGAAACTCAAAGTGTATCATGGTACTTGTTTAGATATAGGTGATAGAGAATTCGATATTGAAGTAGAAAAAAGATTAAGTCTAGGTGATGACTTTATTACCACCATCTTTCATGAGATGACACATGTCAAACAACTGGTATATCGAGAGTTTTTTACTGAATGCAATTTTTACGAAAGTCGAGAAGAATATTTGAATTTACCTTGGGAAGTTGAAGCATATGCTAAACAAGAGGAACTATTAGAGCAATGGAACAAACACAAGAAGACATCTTAAGAAATAATATTAAAGAATTGCAAAGGCAACTACAAGAAGCTTATATACGCATCAAAGAATTAAGAGAAGAGTTAGATAATATTAAATCTCGTGGAAATACTCATACAGACTATGGAACAGCGGGATAAAAAAAAATTAAAATAAATGCATTTTATGGTTTACTTTTACGAAAAACTATGGTATAATAGATCTATAAAATGGAAGAGGAGCTAAAAATGTATAAGTTAGAAAAAGGTTTGGTTGATCTTATTAACGCCCAGCGTGCTGAAGCTGAAGAGTTCAGCAAGCAACCCGGTTGTTTCATGGGTATGATGCCCGAGGCAACAGACCTCGAGTACTGGGAGTCACGTGTTCCTAGTGGTACTCTTAAAGAGTACAAGCGCATCGAACTCGAGGAGAGTGTCTACTATGCTGTAGCAGATGCTTACAGCAAAGGCTACGCTCGTGCCATGCGGCTTGAAGTCTTTACCGACGAGGAGCTCGAAGTTGAGCTTGAATCTGCAATCAAAATGCTGGAGGTTGCATAATGGTACAAACAACTGAAATATATAATGATGAAGGAGAACTCAGTTATTACACTACTCATCCTTTTGATGAATACAATGGTGATGGTGTAAGTTTAACAGATAGGTTTGCAGAATTAAGAGAGGAATACCAGAATGCTGGTAAAAATATTCTAAATATGCGTACCTATAATAATAGTGGTTTCAATCATGTCACTCAAACACAAGACAAAGAACGTGAGTTCGGTATCGAGGTTGAGTGGATATGGTAAAAAGTTTAGTAAGGAGGCTCCTGTCTCGCTCCTCTCTCAGTAGATGCCTTCTTACTAATCCAATAGTCGAGCGACATAACGCGGTTAAGCCAGTAAACGACTCTAAAATTAAGACGCTGGTGGGAAATTATAGAGCGCCCTCATAAGAAAGACTCACCGTCACAATACCGTGACGTCAACCGAAAGGAGAGGACTGCGGTCCAGCAACTAACGTTCATTTGTTAGCTCTGCAAAATTTGGAAAGGAACACCGCAGAAGGTTCCTTTCTCTTATAAATAGATAGAGGAGACTTAAATGAAATGGTATGATTTTTTAATGATCGGCGTATTCGCTCATATCTTGAGTCAAGGTTTACTCTATAATCTAGGCTGGGCTTTGATTGCTTGGGTTGCTTATAACATTTATATAACTCAAAGGAGACTTGGTAATGTCTGATGATTTTTTCGATTTTGGTTTTACCGCAGTAGATGAGTCTGAACTCAAAGCAGTGCAGGAAGTATCAAAGAAAGCAGAATCTCTCGGTGCAGATGCACTAAATACTCAAGAAAAATTGGATAGTTTATATAATGCAATTACCCCATTACTCAACAATCTTAAAAAGAACCCAGAAAAAGAATACATTCTGTGGCCTAACAGGATTGATAAGGTCGAGCAATTTGAAGCTCACCTTCTTAAAATTTACAAATCATAAGAAAAAAAACGTAACTGTTTGTTTTCGAAGGAAAAAATATTGCACTTTTTCCTTTACTTTTGCGTGAAAATAGTGTATAATAGATCTATAAAATGGAAAAGGAAGAGGAGTCCTGATATGTTTTTAGAAAATCTTACAAAGCTGGAAAAAAATCTTTGGAAAAGCCACGTTGAGTTTGTTGGTGTTGACCATGACATGGCTGAAATGTATGCCGAAGATCGTAACGATGTCATCGAAGTTAAAGAGCGCTATAAGCGTGGTCATATGGGTTCGCTTCGTACCTTCATCGATCGTATGGATACACATCCTCGTGAAGGTGTGGTAATGGCTTTCGCTGCTGATCTTGGTGAAGATTGGGTTCTTGAAAATCTTGGTTATGAGGTACGTTAATATGGGTATGTCAAGTTACATAATGGATCTCGAAGATGACTTCATTGATGAAGTATCTGCTCGTATCGGTGGAACTGAATGTGTTGGTGAACTACTCGAAAGTCTTGAAAAAGATGGTTGCATGAAGTTACTGTTACACATGACTGATACTGCGAAACTCGAGTTTGTTGAAGAATGTTGGAATAATTTTTGGAGCGAATATAATGTCTGAGTTTGTTATTACTAAAGAGTCAACCTATGAAGAGCGTATGGATGCTATCCGTGCTGCATCAAAAAGATTGGCTGCCTTGAAGAAGCGTGAAGCTTATTATACTCGTCAAGAAGTTGAGCCTAAGAAAGGTCAAGATCTTGACGAAAATTATAATCATTGGACTGATGCACCTCAGTATGCGGAGAAATATTATGGCGAAAGGATGCGCGATACTATTGCTATGGATAACGATTGGAATTAGTGGCTGCAACCCTGCAGTAGCACAAGATTGTTTCTATGAAAAGCAAGTTCAATATAAGAACGGTGAAACCATCACCGCATTCCAACGGTACGACTGTACCAACTCTCTACCACCAGAAGTTATCGTGGTTGAGAAAGAAGCAGAACCAAAAACATTAGGGGATTGGCTGTTTCGCCTCGAGGAGAATGATTCCTTGAGTCATGTACTACAAATTCTAGTCGGTGGAGGAGTTCTATGATTAGATTTATTTTCGGTGTTATTACTGGAGTGACACTCGTTATATTATATCCAGATATTTTAACTTGGTTTGTCGATAGTGGCAGCCGTGACGCAATCATCGAAAGGTTGAAGGAGCTATAAGATGAAAAAATTTATGTTACTACCAATTGCTGCAATGGCTGCAGCATGTGATAAGACACCACCCGATGTGTCAATGTCAAAAGAATTGTTTGAGTATAAGGTAGCTCAGATTGAAAATCAAATTGATGAGATGCCTGATTGGTATACTGATATACCAAAGGAAGATGATGCTGTATATGCAGTAGGTACTTCAGCTACACCTGATCTTCAGTTATCAGTTGATATTGCAGTACTTTCAGCTAAGACAACTCTTGCTGATCGTGTTGATAGTCGTATCAGGTCTCAATTAAAATTGTTTAAGACTAAAGTAGGTGTTACTGACTATGATGCTACTGTTCAAAATAACTTTGAGCAAGTAACTCGTAATCTGATTGCAGACGCTGATGTTGCTGGTTACTCTGTCAAAGAACAAAAGATCGTACAGCATGGAACTCAGTATCGTGCATATGTTCTACTTGAGTATAAGAATGCTACAGCCAACGCTGTGATCAAAACTCGTATCAGTCAGAATGAATACTTACTTGAAAAGCTTCGTGAAACACGTGCATTCAAAGAGCTTGACGATAATGTAGCCGCTCAAAAAGCTGATGAGCTTGCTGAAGCAAAAGTGCTAGTGGATGCAATTAATGGTGTTAATAAAGAAGATCCACGTCAACCTTATGGAATACCTGATCCTGAAGTAAATTAATGGTGTACATTTAGATTAAACTGTGGTAGAATAGTATAATGGAAAATTTATCTAGTGATCGAATGTTAGCAGTACGTATTTTTGAAGGTGAGCTTCAGCGTATGAAAATACTTACTGACGGTAAGTATGACACAGTCCAAAAGATTGTACGTCAATATTTACAAGAACGTATTAATGAGATGACTAGAAAAGGCCATCATCTTTCAACAACGGAGTATCGTTAATTATGACTATGCATTTGGTTCGTGGTATGACTACCACCAGTACTCGTAAGCGTAAGGCTCGGCGTAAGACTGCTGCAGTCCTTGAAGAAGAACGTAAGACAGCGAAGCTCCTCAAGTCTTTAGGCTATGATCGCAACGCTGGTCGTGTTTACAAGGCTCCAATGCCTAACTACACGGTAAGCAGTACTGTGCCAACTAGCGACGTCATAATGCCAGTGTCCGGCAAGCGCAAAGCTAATCAGTATACCGGTAATGAGCTTGCCGGCATTGGCACCCTACACAAATCTAACATGGTTCCTATCCGCAAAGACAGTAAAGATGCAGTTGCAATTGCAAACATGCGTAGATAAAAATGCATATCAGTGCATTTTTTCCTTTACTTTTGCGGAGAACTGTGGTAGAATAGATCTAGAATAAAAATAGAGGAGCTAAAATGTCAATTGAAAATACACATGCATTCAAGTATGGTGAGCTTACAGTACTCGCAAGAATTTTGGCTGAAGAAGTCAAAGAGGATATTCGTCTTAGTGCTAAAGGACCGTACGGTTTTTCGAAAAAACTTATGTTTGCTCGAGCTAATGCAGTACTAGAACTTTTAGAAAATCATGAGAAAAGAGGTAAGTAATGGCAAAGCGTAAACAAAAAATTCGTGCAAAGGCCAAGACCGGTTTATCTGGTGTTCCTATCGATAAAGGATTTAGTGCCGCTCTAAATTACTTTCACATGGAAGTTGATCGTAAAGATTTGATCAGCACTATGAAATCATATGTAAAGAAGAACATGGATAAAGAACAAGCACGATATGTCTTGTCTTGTCCTGATTATAAGTTCTATGCTTTTACTCATAAGTGTGCTACAGCATTCTGGATTGATGCTGGTCTACCTTCAGACGATAAGGTTAAGATGTATGCCGAAGGTTTATATCAACACCTAACCGAATGTACTGAAATAGGTAAGGCACTGTATTTCGAAAAGCAAGCTAAGTTGAAAGACTCAGATAAAGTTGTATCTCTTTCTCCTATGCAAAGATTACAAAATAAAATAAGTAACACCATTATGCAAGATCTACTTGATCTAGAAGATCAGTGGATGGATGGAGAAAAAGCAGAGTTGGATGTTTACCAAGAATTCAAACGACACGGTTTGCCTAACAGTGCTACAAGCTCTGTAAGGCAGGTGATTGAGGGATGGTTACTTGATTATGAAGATGCTTACCATAAGCGTTGTCCTGATGCTGTTGAAGGTTATGCACATTTGAAAAGACCTGAACTCAATCGCCGCATTAAATGTTGTCAGTCTATGTTGTCTGACCTTGATCGTCTTAAGGCTGCAGCCAAAGCAACTCGAGCTACGAAAGCAAAGGGTCCAAAGTCTGCAGACAAACAAGTCGCTAAGGTTCAATACAAGAAAGAGGATAACGAGTTTAAGTTGGTGTCTATACCACCAATTAAGATTGTCGGTCAAGTTCGTCTGTACACGTTCAATACAAAGTATCGTGTAATTACAGAGTATGTTACTCAATCGGCAGCAGGTTTTGAAATCTCAGGATCTACAATCAAGAACTTCGATAAGGTTAATAGTAGATCACGTAGTCTACGTAAGCCGAATGAGTTCTTACCTGAAATATTTGACAGAACACCAAAGCAAATTGATAAAGCTTGGAATGATCTAACAACAAAAGAAAGAATACCAAATGGTCGAATCAACAGTGATACAATCTTGCTAAGGGTGTTGGACAAATGAAAGTAGAAGATCAGTTTCTCAATAAAGCCAAGTTCTCAAAGTTAGTAGAAAAAGCAGTAGGTGATTTAAAGCTTAGTTATATGGATGCTATTCTCTACATCTGTGAGAAGAACGATATTGAGCCAGAGGATGTAAAGAAATTTGTATCCCCTATCATAAAAGGAAAGCTTGAAGCTGAGGCTATGGGTCTCAACTTCTTGCCAAAAACTAATTCAATTGATTCTGCATTATTCGAATAAGTTGAATATAAATAGTTGTACATTACAGTCATACTGTGTTATAATAAATCATACATTGCAATACAAAGGAAAATACAATGTCATTCGAAAATCTAAAACGCAATCGCGATCAAATCTCCAAACTCGTACAAGCAGCTGAAGCCGTCGGTGGCGGTGAGAAAAAGTCATACGCTGACGAACGCGAGTGGAAACCTACAGTCGACAAAGCAGGGAATGGATATGCAGTACTCAGATTCTTGCCAGCCGCCGAAGGTGCAGACTTACCATGGGTCAGATATTGGGACCATGGATTCAAAGGACCAACTGGTCAGTGGTATATCGAAAACAGCCTTACATCTATTGGTCAACCTGATCCTGTTGGCGAACTCAACT